CATTGCTGCTATTCGTTCACAAGGTGAGCGTGCTTTTGCCTAAAATAGTTTAGGAAAAGTAAAGAGGAAGTTATACATATAGGTGTTGCTTCCTCTTTTTTATTTATGGAGTTATTATGGAAATCCAAGTCAAACTTGAAGATTTGAAAAAAAATAAATTGTTTGTGGCCACGCCAATGTATGGCGGTATGGCACACGGACTTTATATTAAGTCGTGCCTAGATTTACAAACCACCATGTCCAAATATGGTGTTGAAACTAAATTCTCTTTTTTATTCAACGAATCTCTTATCACAAGAGCTCGTAATTATCTTGTAGATGAGTTTCTCCGTTCCGATTTTACTCACCTATTGTTTATTGATAGCGACATTCATTACAACCCACAAGATGTAATTGCTATGTTAGCCTTAGATAAAGATGTTATTGGTGGCCCCTATCCAAAGAAGTCAATTAATTGGAGTAATGTGGCACAAGCGGCAAGAAATCATCCTAACTTAGAACCAAAAGAACTTGAAACCTTAGTTGGTGAATATGTCTTTAATGTGGTTTCTGGAACAAAACAGTTTCAGGTTACAGACCCATTAGAAGTGCTAGAAATTGGCACGGGTTATATGATGGTGAAGCGTGAAGTTTTCCACAAAATGGAAAAAGAATATCCAATGATTCGTTATAAGCCAGACCATGTAGGTCAAGCAAACTTTGATGGCTCTCGGTATATTCATGCATACTTTGATACTGTGATTGATAGTAAAGGATCAATTACTGATGGTGGTTCTGACCGCTATCTAAGTGAAGATTATATGTTCTGCCAGATGTGGCGTAAAATGGGTGGTACAATTCATTTATGTCCTTGGATGAAAACTCAGCACATTGGTACCTATGCGTTTACTGGCAACATGCCTGCTGTAGCACAATACACAGGTCGTCTATGACAAGTAAAGTAGTAAAAGAATCACAAACAGCCACAACAGGTGGTCGCAAGTTTGATGGTGGCAAACTACAATATGGTTTATTACCACCACTTGCACTTAAAGCTGTTGTTGATGTATTGACCTTTGGTGCTGAGAAGTATGAACCTGATAATTGGAAACATGTACCAGATTCCAAACGCAGGTACTTTGATGCAGCCCAAAGGCATTTGTGGGCATGGAAAGAAGGCGAACAAATTGATCCTGAATCTGGCAAACACCATTTAGCACATGCTCTTTGTTGCTTGACATTCTTATATGAACATGATATAATGTATTCTGTTGATGATAAATCTTAATTATGGAGTGATGTATGAAATTATCTAATGAAACCGTAGCAATCTTAAAGAACTTTGGTGCAATCAATCAAGGTATTCTTTTCAAACCAGGCAAAACACTTAAAACGGTGTCTAGCCATAAAAACATTCTAGCTGAAGTATCTATCAAAGAAGATATTCCCGCTGAGTTTGGCATCTATGACTTAAACAATTTTCTGTCGGTCATCTCTCTACACAAAGATGATCCGTCATTTGAGTTTGATGAGAAACAAGTTACAATCGTTGGCAACAAAGGTCGTAGCAAAATTAAATATCGCTTTACTCCATCTAATATGATTGTTACTCCACCTGAGAAACAGTTGACAATGCCTGATGCAGAAATTAAGTTTGACCTTACTGCTGAAGATTTTGATTGGGTCATGCGAGCTGCCAGCGTTCTTTCTTCACCACAAGTTGCAATTGAATCTGATGGTAAAAAAGTAAGTATTGTTACACTTGATTTACAAAATGATTCAGCACACACCGATGCTCTAGAAATTTCAGAAGGCAATGGCAATAAATTTAAAATGGTTTTCAAAACAGAGAACATTACGAAAATAATGCCTGGTTCTTATGATGTCTTTATCTCATCAAAAGGTATTTCACATTTCAAAAACAAAAATGTTCCGCTTCAATATTGGGTTACAACTGAGGCAGGCTCTAAATTTGAAAAGGGTAATTAATATGCCATTTAAAATGTTTACAAATGCGGTTGAAGGACATGTTGATGAATCAATCGCAATTAATCCAGACCACATCATTAATGTATTTGAAAGAGTTACCACAGTAGCAACTGCTGAAGGAAATAAAGAAAAGAAAGTTACTATTCTATTTGCTGGTCCTGTAGGTTCTTGGGAAGTAAAAGAAGATTACTTGACAGTAGTTGCTCGTTTGAATGAGCGTGACTAAGTATTTTATTATGAAGTATATTGTGAAAGAATTATATTATGGAACACCTTTTATGGACAGAGAAATACAGGCCTCAAACTGTTGACGATTGTATTTTACCTGACCGCCTGAAACAACCATTTCAGGAATATGTAAATCAAAAACAAATTCCTAATTTACTTTTGGCTGGTGGTGCTGGTGTAGGAAAGACCACCATTGCCAAAGCCATGTGTAATGAAATTGGTTGTGATTTTATGGTCATCAATGGTTCAGATGAAAGTGGTATTGATACTTTCAGAACCAAAATCAAAAACTATGCTTCATCTATGTCGCTTACCGGTGGTCGTAAGGTCATCATCATTGACGAAGCAGATTATCTAAACCCAAACTCAACTCAACCTGCCTTGCGTAATGCGATTGAAGAATTCGCTAGCAACTGCTCGTTCATCTTTACATGTAACTATAAGAATCGTATCATTGAACCACTCCATTCACGGTGTGCGGTTATTGATTTTGGTTTAAAGAATGGCGAGAAGGCTAAGATGGCCTCTGCGTTCTTTAAGCGAACTCAATCTATTTTGCAAAGTGAAAAAATTGATGCTGACGAGAAGGTTTTGGCAGAATTAGTTAAGAAACATTTTCCAGATTTTCGCCGTGTATTAAATGAACTTCAGCGTTACTCTCAGTTTGGCAAGATTGATACAGGCATCCTTGTTCAAATCGCTGACATTTCAATTGATGAATTGTCTAAGCATATTGTTGCTAAAGATTTTGGTGCCATTCGTAAGTGGGTATCATCACATGAAATAGACAATACCTCGCTGTTTCGTAAACTATATGATACATTAAGCGACACTTTAAAACCCTCATCTGTTCCACAGGCCGTGGTAATTCTTGCTGACTATCAGTATAAGGCAGCCTTTGTTGCTGACCAAGAAATAAATACTGTAGCTTGCCTCACAGAAATTATGGTCAACTGTGAATTCAATTAATGAATGATTTATTTTATAATCTATTTGAATGGATAAAAGATGACTGGAAAAGTAATAGAATACGGTTTGCGGTTGAACTCGTTGCTTGGGCTATTAGCATTGGTTGCAGTATCACTATGGCTCTCACCGTTCCCAACCCCCCACTTCTTATCTTATACCCTATTTGGATTGCCGGTTGCGCTATGTATGGTTGGGCTTCCTATACTCGTAAATCATTTGGTATGCTTGCTAATTATTTGCTTCTCGTCACCATTGATACAGTCGGACTGATTAGGATGTTGACATGAGCCCATTTGATTATGTAAAAGAAATACTACAAGGTAAGAAGCAACTTATTGTTGATGAATTAACTGAGAAGGAATATGTACCTTTTATCGTAAACCGCAGCCTTTCTTACCATCAGGACTGTGTGTTTTTTGCTAACGAAGTCAATCGCCGTCACCACTTAGATAAGAAGCTTCAAAATGACTTTTTACTAAATACGGTGAGGTCACAGAAACGACCTTTTGCGAAGTGGATAAAATCTGAAAAAAATGATGATTTAGAATGTATAAAGACAATCTATGGTTTCTCAGATTCTAAAGCCCGTGAGGCTCTCCGCTTATTAAGCAAAGAACAAATCCAAAAATTAAAAGAACAAACCGATACCGGTGGATTAAGGAAGTGAGATGGTTGACTTGACTCAGTTCATTGAGGTTAGCCTTAATGAACAAGACGATTTTTTAAAGGTGCGTGAAACCTTAACTCGCATTGGCGTTTCTTCACGCAAAGAAAAAGTATTATATCAATCTTGCCACATTTTACATAAACAAGGCAAGTATTACATCGTTCATTTTAAGGAACTATTTGCATTAGATGGCAAACCATCTAATATTTCTGAGAACGATATACAGCGTAGAAATGCTATTGCAAATTTACTAGAAGAATGGGGTCTGGTAAAAATATTAAACTACAAATTGATTGAAGATAATATTGCACCACTACATCAAATAAAGATTATTTCTTTTAAGGAAAAAGATGAGTGGGATTTAATTGCAAAATACAATATAGGTAAAAAACCTAATGAATATTAACTAACATTATAAAGATATATTATGGTAAAGCGTGATAAAAATTTCAAACTCAGCAAAGAGTCCAAAAGACAACTTGCTACAATCATTGACCCACTTAAACGAGGTCATTTCAAAAATTCTATGATTGAAGCCGAACTTTCAGCTTCAATTCCATTCAGACCAGAAAAGAATAAAAAAGAAACACAAAAGGTGGAATAATGTCTATTTGTTTTTACACTCATTTCCATAAAGATTTTCCTTTTAATTTTGATTCGTCTTGGGTAAAGGCGTGTTATGCTGGTGGTACAGGTGCCTATGAATGGCATCCGCCATCAGAAAAAGGTTCGTTTATTAATGTCACACTTGATAGTGAAATATTAAAATATAAACATTACTATTTTAGAGCAACAGAAGAAGAATTTCTCCGTGCAATTGGTCAACAAGTAACAGATTTGTATGTAGCAAACCTTAGCTTTGAAATACCTCAA